CAAACGCACCAGTGACGATCTCACGTGCTTTGTCTGGATACTTGGCGCATATCTTTCCGCACTCGGATACATGCAGCTAGCGCAGCGTACCGCCACGAAACGACGTGCTGACGTATAGCGATCCGCCCTTCTTAAAGACGAGCTCACCAGACGAATCATTGCTCGCCGGGTTGGCAGCCTTTATCTCTGCCGGCAGCTTGTCGTATGCGTACTTCACCTTTTCACGGAACAGGCGCTTTGCGTCATTCAGTGTGTGGGCAATCAGCGCGCACTTCGCCGACTCAAACAGAGCCGCGTCGAGCTGGATTATGCACACCTCAGTCGTGAAACCGAGCTGACGTGCTTTCAGGATTATGTTGCGGGTGTGGATCCCTTCGAAGTATTCCCGCTGTTCAGGCGTCATCCTGAAGCGCGTTGGCTTTCCCTCTTTGTCGGTGATCCAGTAAAGGTTGTTCAGCCGCCAGTCTTTGTCGGCCAGCAGCTTGATGTGCTCAGGTTTCATTACGCCCCCTGAGACAGAGAATCCATCAGATCAGAAAGTTGCTTAACAGAGTTGTCGCCTTCAGGCCCGTCTATGTCGTAGGCCTGTCTCTCAAGCCCGATCAGATTCTTCAGCGCGTCGCTCAGTGCCTTAACCGACTTAACGCGCTCCGGCATGCTGATGACTTTGTGGTAAATCTCATTGAGCTTGTCCTGGCCTTTGTCGTCGTGGTCGTACATCAGCTCACCGAGCTTCTCCAGCGCGGCCACGTCTGCACACTCTGCCCCCAACTCATCAAACAGGGCATTCGTTATCTGTCGGGCACGCTTAATATCGCCGCGGTGCTCCATGCGAACATTAGCTATTACCTCAGCTGTCGCCTCGATTAGTACGCGTTCGTTAAAAGTGACTTCACTGCGTACCTGTTTGCGTACCTCGGCTTTGCGTACCAGATCGTCAGAGCGTTCTTTCACCTTCGCATTCAGGTCACGCGACCAGTCGTCACGCTTGGCACGCTTACGGATAGCGCCTTCGCTGATACCGTGCTGTGATGCTATTTCTCGGAGGGACATCACTCCGGCCCGGTACGCCGTCTCGATGGCCTCCCAGTCGGGTGTTGCCATAAATTCCTCTAGTTTTTCATTGTTTGATCGTAGATATTAGTTTTTTAAATAATGAGAAATTCATGATTCCTTTTGAGAATCTCCGTGAATTTCCTTTACTGCCAAAGAGAGGGCTATATGAATTTGTATGAATTTTGCGAGTCAACATATCGACAAGGAGATCGGGAGCGTCTGAATGGCATTCGCGCCACGCCTGAAAACATTAAATTCATGATCGGAGCTTTTTATAATGTTTTTCATGGATTTTTCGAAGATGCACCTGCATTTCCAGCTTATGGTGATTTGTTAGAAAGACCCGTGATGAACAATGAAAAATTTGATAGAGACAACTTAAGTGACCACTTTGCATTGGTTTTTGACGTCGTTACGGACGCTATACGTATACCAACTTTTTGGTCACGACCATATGATGTGAGTGCTGAAATATCTCATGCCGTCAAGGTGCTCTATTACGGCCAAATGGCGGAAGTGTCACAAGACCCAAACAACGGTTCAATCAAAAAGATGGGAAACTCCTACGAAAATGCAAAAGCAATATTAGAAGCAGACATGGAGCCTCCGTTTAAGGAACTTTATTGAAAAGTTTGCTCACCTCAGATACTGCTCACGCATATATGCTTGCAGACCTGTCAGTTGGCTGGTTACGGTTTATATTCTCTATCTGAGGGTGATATAAACCCGGAGAGCGGAATCAGTAAGTCGGGGGCTGGTTGCATCATCCATGCTGATGGTGCCGGTCGCGGGACATCTGGCATTGAACTGCAACATCTCGCTGGTGCACCTCAGTATCGGCAATTGCTCGGTAGTCAATGACGCCGCCAAGTACGCCTTCTCAATGCCCTCGCACTCCGGCTTACTCATTCGTTACTCCGTTGTTTGTTCTTCCGGATGCTCGGTTTGCACTGCCGGTACTGGCGTGAACTCCACGCGCTTCACATCGGCCGGAGCGAAGTAAAGCCACTCGCCCGTCTCGGTCGCCAGCGGCACAAAGCCGTTAACCAGCTCAGGCTGACGTCGTGACATCTTGCCCGTGAAGGTTTCGCCTGTTTGGGTGGTTAGCGTGATTTGGTAGATGTCGGACATCGTGATATACCTTCAAAGGCGGTTAAAATTACCAATGACATATAGGAGTAAGAATGTCTTCGTTCAACCAAACAAGCCTACGATCATCCAACAGCCCGCTTCGCATAGAAACAACTGATAAAGAACATGCCATTGCCCATGAGGCAATTTTGGTTGCCTTATTGACTAACGTTGCAAGGTCTGCGCACAGCAATCAGGCGCTGATTGAATTAGAAGAAACAGTTAAAGGATTGATTAGCAAGTCCAACCCTAATAGCTTTAGGATCGCTTCAGATCTCATTAATGAAGCAAAGGAGAATTTCAACAGGGGTTGAGTTTTAGGCGCATCGTTAGGTGCGCCATTGTCCAAGCCCATCAGTTGAGAGCTTCTGTAATGACGCGATCAGCCAATAAGTAATTCCGGCTGAGTAACCCGCATGATGTGCTCATGCTCCACCGCCAGAACGCGCTTCTCTTTCTTCCGCTCGTTCATCAACCGGCTGCCGATCGTACCTTTCAACTTTGACCTGGTTTCTTTGATGGCGTAGCGGTGCTGCATTTCTTCGCCCATCGCCATGCGTCGGCTAAGTTGTTCGGCCATCCAGTTAAAGGCAGCAATGTATTGCTCTTTAATCGTGGTCGCCGTCTTTCCGGTGAAACCCATTACAAGCATCATCCAGCCATCTTTCGTGATGTTGTACATCAGGCGCAACTCGCCTTTTTTATCGAGATATTCAACGGGCTCAAAATTGAGCCGGTTAAAGTCAGGGGAGCAATCAGACTCCAGTCGCTTGATAGTACGAAGAATGTTTTTATGCGCCTTACCGAAATAGCGGGCGATCTTCATGGACGTGGTGATGACCTTTCCGTTAGATGGCAAAACCATTTCGCGGAAGTCGAAGGCCGGAATAACTGACGGATTATTCATAGCGTTTTCCTTACATGTGAGATGAACCTTTGCCGAATTGAAACGCCAGCCCACCGAAAGCTCGCCAGCATTATACTGACGTCTCCAAAGGCTCATTTCACAGGTTAGGGTTCGGTGTGTTTTATTTGCATCGAACATGCGATAACCAATCAGGATCTGGCAGTTATCGCAGGTACATGCTCTACCGATTCGGTCGGCAGTTCTTAGTGCGGCGTGTCACCGCAAAATAGAAAGCCTCACAAATGCGAGGCTTGAGTAAATCATTAAATTTCAATTAGATATAGCCATCCAATTAATAGCTATGAGTACGTTTGAATAGTCATGAATAGACATGACCACTCGAAAATATTTTTATTTCAGGCACTGATCTTTGATGTAGTCCTGCAAATAACCGACCTGCTTCGTCACTGTGACGATTCGCTCTCTGAGGGTGAAATAATCCCGTTCAGCGGAGTCAGTAAGTCGGGGGCTGGTAGCATTGACCATGCCGCTGGCGCTGGTCGCTCTGTTCGCGGGACAGTTTGCGTTGAGCTGCAACCGCTTACGGCCAGCAATGACATCGCTATGCAGACGCTCAATGGTTTCTTTCGCATCAGCCAGTTCTCCGGTGTATTTGGCATCCAGTGCAGCGACATCACGCTGGCGGGTCTGCATATCTTTGATGGTTGCGTTAGCCAGGTTGAGATTCGTGGTGGCTTTATCGCGCTGGTCTTTATAGGTGATGGCGTTGTCGCGGTAATGGTTAATCGCCCAGGCCATAGAAACCAGTAGGCAGATAACGACAGCGCAGATGATGGCTGTTAATCGGCTCACTGGTCTATCCCCCAGCACGTCAGTGCGCTTTCCTGATCCCGGCGAACAACCTGGCCATAGCAACCATTCTTCTGTCCTTTAGTCAGGCGACAGTCGCGACTACCGTCTCTAATCCACCAGCGAATCGCCTCGCATGCCCCGTGGCGGTCACCGGCATTGATGCGCTTGTAGAACGTGGAAGGGAAGCATTTACCCGGCCCGATGTTGTATGGACAGAACGATGCGATGCCAACTTTCTGCGGCTCTGTCAGAGGCGCTTTGATATTCCGATCAACCCAGGCAAGCGCTTTGTCACGCTCAATCGCGTTCACTTTCTTGCATTGCGCCTCCGTGGCGGTCATGCCCTTTACGACATGCTTGCCGTCGATAACTGTCACACCATGGCAAAGTGACCAGACGCCACCTGGATCCATGACAGCAACAAGAGCGTTACCTTCCTTCTCACTGATGAACTGGTCAAACAGCACTGGTGCTGATGCTCCAGCGGCGATCAGGGATAGCATGGCTGCGCTGAGTTTTGCTCTGGTCGATGCCATGTTAATTATCCTGTGGTGGAGCGGTAATGTAGCCCTTCTTCAGGGCCTTCTCGTATGCCTTGGTCTGGCGTCTTTTGAAGTAAAGGTTGGTCAGGTATGTGGCTATACCGATAAGAAAACCGCCAATTACTGCAACCTTGTTCCAGTCGAGGTCGTGCAACCATTGCAAAATGCCGCCTCCACAAATAAGACTGCCAGACACGCAATACGAGACTGCGGATGCGATTTTGTCAGGCATATATCGGATCATCTCTTTCTCCTCGCGTAATGGCGGGAGCTGTGTGTAATGGGTCAGGCCCTCGGGACGATTTAACAAGTAGGCGTGTCGATGATGGTTCCCGGAGCCTGAAATAAAAAAGCCAGCGACAGGCTGGCAATGTGAGGGTAAGGAAAGGGTTTCTCGAAGTCCGTGAATACCATGGCTAGGCTTGGCCTGCCAAACTGATTACTAATCAGTATTCAGCCACTTAAGGAGCGTCTGCTTGTTATTTGAACCAAAGGTAGAGGCTCGATGGCGTTAAGGTGATTTTTACCTTAAAATTCAACAGCATTTAAAAATGGAATGGAAATGAAATGATCAAGGTACTTTTAGCGACAGCCGTCCTTTTCTCATCTTCTTATTGCTTAGGTTCCTCGGCAGAAGGAAAGTATCGCCAGGGAGACTGCATTATGGGAAACGATGCGCGATATAGTTGGAATGGTCAGATCGCAGCGGTTGAAGCATATTCTGAAATTTCTGGCTTCTTTGGGCCAAAATATATTCTTAATTTTCCGGAATATAAATCCAGCGCTGTGGTATTCGACAAGAACATCGAAGATCACACAATCAAAATTGGCGAAAATTTTTGCCGAGATATTTAAAGCAAAAACCCGCTCATCGGCGGGTTAATGTAGTTCTGGCACAATATCAGATTTACATGAAATATATGCGTTTCAGTTCGGTTTTGCAAGACTTACTTCTAAATTTGTCGCCATTTGTTGTGAACGTGATCGCGTTACGGAGATGAGTGCGCCACTATCAAGCCGCTTAAAACTGTTGCGCATTGCCAGCCAGTGAGGCAGATAGGTCTCTGTCCAGGTCGATTTCGCCACGCCAGCCAGCTCTGCCAGCGCCTGATATTCGTACGTCTCACGCCCTGCCAGCTCCGCTTTTACGTCCTGCGCCGCCAGCCAGATAAGCTTCTTCAGGCGCTCCATCGTCTTGCCGGCCACCTTCTTCGCGCCGAGCTGTTCCCTGAACTCTGCCCACGCCCACTGAGTGATCGCCACCTGGTACTCGAAGCGGATATTCTCGCTGTAGTTCCACAGCAGCCACGCTTTCTGGTGGTCCTCCAGCGACAGGACAGCGCGGCGCCATGATGCTGTCACGAACTCCACCGGCCCAACCAGCGCAATTGACGATCCCTTGGCGCGCGACTGGCTACCGCTCATCGGCGGGCCGTCTGGGTTGACCATGCGCTGCTTATCCTTGTCGAATACCTTTTTCCTGCCCCGGCTGCGCGCCGTCGCGGTGAATTGCGCGTTCTCGGCGAAAGCTACCAGCTGCCCTTTCGTCGCCCCGCTCAGATCTGCGGTAGCCACAATGAGCTGCTGACGTACGTATTCCAGTTGCTGACTGTTCATGCGGCTTCCTTCTGTGGCTGGGTG